CTACCTTCACTTTCAATTTGTTGTAATCTAAACATAGTTTTAGCATCCTCGACTACATTAGCACGTTCACGTTCACGTTCATCATCATTCATTTTCCAAACGTGTTCATAAATCCAATTTTCGGAAACCATCTTGTTGTCCTTTAAGTCTCTAGCTAATTGAGTTTTCTGAGACCATAGTTCAATCATTTCCTGTTCGTGAATTGTAGATGAGTTTGTTAAAGTAATCTCAAAATCTACCAAATCGGCATCAGTATATCCCTGAGAAAATAGATGTACAATTGCAATTTTAGTCAACTCACTTATGATTATTTTTTGAATACGTTCAATGGTTCTGGCAAATCTAACATCTTGTGCAGCAAGAGTTGCTTTACCTTCAACCCCTTCTTCATATCCAATGAAAGCTTTTGGTACTTTTAATGCAGCAAACATCTTTTCTTTCAAGTAATTGATATCATCAATACCGGTCCACTCCATACCACTTAGAGTATCAATCTCAGTACCACTTTGACCACCTCTTACCGGAAGATAGTAGTCTTCCATCATATTAGTCAAATTATATTTTAAATCATACTGACCAGTGTCTCTATCCAAGTAAGGTTGTTTTTTGGTTTCATTAACAATTCTTTGCATATATTGTTCAACCTCACTTGGGGGTATGTTACCAATGTCAATTTTAAAAATACGGCGTTCAGGCGCTCTCATGATACGATGTATCATCATAGCATCTTCCATAAGTGTGATTTGCTTCCATATTTTACGAGCAGGTTCAATCATAGATTTGCCATATGGTAAAAAATTGGTATCTGATATTAACCTGAAATGTCCTATTTCGTAATTTTCATAATACTTTTCACGTGTCATGGAATTACCCATAGCCATACTCTGACCACCAACGCTTGGGTCATGTTTAAATCTAACATATTCGGGGCGTTTAGGGTCAATCATTTCTTCACGCAACATTTCATATGTGGAAATTGGAATTACGTTTGTAATACCCAGTTCTTCTGTGATTTCCAATTTCAAATAAAAATCACCATACTTACACATATTACGAGTCCATGGATATAGATTAAATTCTATATTCAATATATTATAAAAAAGATTATTTAATGTTTCTTCAATTTCACTCTTTGAACTTTGAATTCTAATAACATCTCCATATTCATTTTTTAATGTGGATTCTTCGGCATAGATATCTAAAGCAGACGCTATTATTGGGTCTTGGTCCATAGCCTCATAATCATTAAACAAAATCAAACGTTGTGTGAAGTAATTGGCCTGCTGATTGTACCCAAGTGTCTGTGAACTTTGATATAATCTATTATATCTATCTACTAATCTGTTAGTAGCCAATCTATCTGTAGCTTGTACTTTGTTTATATCAACTACTTTAATACCATTATCACCACGTGTAACTATAGTAGATGTGGAAAATAAAGATTTAAGTCTACCAAAAAAAGATTTATCCGCCATAATGTTTTATTTTATAAAAGCCAATCCAAGCCTTCTCTTTGACCGTTAACATCCATACTCCATGGATTTGATTGGTTGTTTGGTGTAAACGATTTATATTGGGAAGTTCCTGTTTTGTGGAATAATTTAAGTGTGTTTCGGTTGATTTCAAGTCCATCATTTCTCAACTTCAATGCATAATCTCTGACAAAAAGTCCAATAGAAAACGCCATAGTCAAGTCATCGTTATATCCACGTTGTGCTTCGCATTTGTTTCCATTCCATACAAACACATACCATTCATCAACCAAACGTTTTGAGCGAATGGTACACGCTTTCTCCCTTGTATAAATATCAAGTTTCGAAACCAAAAGTGGACGTGTTTTTGCTGATGTAGTGAACCCAGGTGTCATCTGAGTTTTGTCCTTTATATCATATCCTTTTTGAAGTTGAACAGTTGCATCGGTTACACCCTCATGTTTATAGGTGTAGTAAAGATTATTATAACTACGGTCTAAAGCAGGTTGTATAGCTGCCCACCCAATATTTGCATTTTCAATAACCAACAAGGCATTATTGTATTCTGTAGCAATGTTTACTAACATGTTACCATAATCCTTTGTACCAATTTGACCACGATACTCTGCTACTTGTTTACATGATTCTGTATCAATTACATGGAATGCGGAATAATCACCACCGTCCCCTCTAGCAACGTCAGCTACCAACATGTAATCACGTGTGTAATCTGGATATTCCCATATCCACAATTCATCATTTGGACCACGTTTATGAATTGGGTTTTCTACCTGAGTTGATTCAAACCATTGAATTAGTTCACCATCAATAAGAGTATTACCAGAGCTTATAAACGAACAGTCACATTCTTGAGCTGCCATTTTAGAACCAAGTAATGAATCTTGCTCATCACGCCATTGTTGGTCACGGTCTGGGTGAACTGTCCAATGTAAACGTAATGTGTTAAATTCACCACTACCCTCTTCACCAGCTACCCATTGTTTATGAAACCAATTACCAGTCCCATTTGGAGTACTTAATGCAATACAACGACCACCAGTGGCCAATGTTTGCTGGGCGGCGGTCCATATCTCATCAATTCTATCAATAAAGGCAGCCTCATCAAACACCAAAAGAGATAGTGCCTCTGAACGACCAGCGGTACCAGTGGCAGACGATGCCTTTATCTGAGAACCGTTTTTGAATCTAAGAGAAAGTTTATTATCTTCTTCGGTTTGATTTTTCAACCAACTGGGTAGATAATCATACATAACCCTAACCTTTGTAACCAAGTTTTTTGCAACTTCACGACTAGTGGCGATAACTAAAACGTTATAGTCCTCCACGAAAGTCATTTTCCAAAGAGCAAACCCGGCTACTAACGTTGAAATACCCAACTGACGGGATTTCAATACAATTTCATAACGGTTTTGGTCAATATCAAGTAATGCATTTTCCTGAAATGGGTAAAGATTAAACAACATTTTACCCTTAACAGGATGTTGAATATAACAATATTTCTTCATGAAGTATACTGGGTCAGCAGCACACTTCTTATATTCTTCTATGATAAGTTGTTTTATATTAACAGAACTTTTTTTTTGATTGCTCATTATCCAGTCTCACCTTTTTCCTTACGGGAACGTCGTCTTTCTCTTCTTGATAGTCTATCACTTGGGTCGCCCATTTCTACCTCCGCATCTATTGTCTTGGTACCCAAGTTTACCTTTTCGAAACTTCTACCTGCAAAATAAGCACCATACACAGTCATAAGTAACGTTTGATAAATGTTCTTATATGCCTCATCTAGTTCAAAATGCCCAACGTTTCCATCGAAAAATGAAATAAACACAAAAACTACTGTTAGGAAAATCAATACAATTGGTCTGATATTTTTGGATAATTTGTTATCCGATTTCATATCATAGTCCCAACGTTCACTTACTCTCAGTTCAGCATCACGTTCTGCTTGAAGAATCAACTCACGCATTTCAAGTTTTGCGGCTAACTTTTCTTCTTTGGTTGTTACCAAATCATCAACAAGTCCACTAACCTTATCGAATAATTCCCCGGCAGCTCCTGTAAATATTTTATCTATCATGTTTTGACTTTCTATCAGTTAGTTTACAAACTTGCTTACCCAATATAACTGAAATAATTATTAATGTAAAAAATCCTACTATGTTCATTTGAATAGTTCAGTTATTATTTTAATTATCATACCAATGATAGCGGAATAAACAACCCAAAGAGCTTTTTGAACATTTTCTTTCCACGTAATTAGTTTATCCAAATCTAAAAGTTTTTCATCATGTTCCTTGATTTTATCACCCATTTGCTTACGGTGCCAAGAGTTTTTATTGGTCTCTACAATGATACCATCATCTGGATTCAATAATCTATGTTCCAACTTTGAAACACTCTCCTTTAACTCATCTAAACTATTCTTTACAACAGTAAGTTCACCATTGGGTAATCCTCGTTTTATAACAGCAATTTCAGAAACTAGTTGTTCAATCAGCTCTTTCTGTGTTGGCATTAGATTTCTCTTTAATGTTGTTTAGTTTTGTATTGAAATTAGACAACAACTCTTCTTTAGATTTACCACCTGTCCAGTTTTCAACATAACCAGTTTCTGTAATATACTTTTTAGTACTAGTGTCTAGCCACTCTTCATATTCTTTTTTAATATCATCTAACCAAAATTCAAAATTCTTACCTTGTAACTCTTTAACATATTCATTCCACTTACCATCTATTTTCAATCGAGTGTGGAACTTGACTGTGCAATTTTTACACATACCTAATTTTTGCCAATAATACTTTGATAAGTCATGATTCATGGGACCATCACATTTTGGACATGAAATTGGAGGTATTAATTTTTGTCTAGCCAAATCTAACTTGGTAATATTTTGTTTGATACCGTTCTTAATAGTCCAAGTTTTACCGCGTTCTTCCCAAACATCACCCTCTTTATATTCAGTATTAATTTTACTATACCCAGATTGAATGCGAGTTCTATCGTTGTAGTTACCCTTAACAATATTTCGCATACGCTTTACTTTACTTTCACTTATATTTTTTTTCATAAATAACTAATTGTCTATATAAATATCAATCAAAGTTCATCAATCCGGTTATTTGATTTATGGATGCGAAAGCACCAGTCAATTTATAAGTATTTCCCTTGTATACAAAAACCAACCCTTCGCTGGGAACTATAGTATCCCAACCACCAATTGCTCGTATCTTGTTTAAGTGTTGGTCTATTATTTTTAGTTTTTTCAAATCACCACCTTTACGAACATCTCTAATTGATTTTGCAACTGCATTTCGTATACCTTGAATAGCTTTATTTGGATTTGCAGCTAAGAAACCTTCTACATTTTTTAACACTTCAGCACCTAATTCAAAAAAAATCAACTCAAAAGGTAACATGTTTTTCTTAATTTGTTGTTTATGGTCATTCTTATCAAATTCAATAGCTTTATTTAAAATATCAATATTTGGTATGTTTTTTTTGTTTAATCTAAAAGTCTTATCATAAAATGCCCATCTTGTGACTAATTCCATTTTAGTCCTATGCTCAATGCCTGGAAACATCTTTTCCACAAATCGTTCCCACCATGCCTGATGATATTCGGTTAATGTTGCGGTATCACTTAACTTAAATTCAGATTGTAATTTTTTAACTTTGTTTATGAAGTAATCTTGCTTTTCGGAAAAATCAGTACTACCCTTTAATTTCAATACGTTCGGTCCAATTATTGAAAAGGTTTTTTGCAAATTCGCATTGACTTGTTTTATCATACCGGCTAATATTCTGGCACCATCTTTTATCTCACCAGTTGGACTACCACTATCATAACTCACAACATTGTGAAATTGTAGATATGGAGCATCATAAGAAATCACATTTGCAGATGGTGGGTAAATGATTTCCATATTTACCCAATTACCACCATTAGAGAATATCTTTTCTTTTTGAGAGTCTGTTAATGAACCAATAGCCTTTGATAAATCATTCATAGCTGAATTGAATGCTTTCTCAATATTACCGCGACCTGCAAACTTAGATGCAACGGCCTTAGTATCCATACCACCTCTTTTCAAATCACCCACGTTGCGAGCGGCTACTAACTTACCATCTTTCCATGATACAAATAAATTTTGTCCATCTGTTTTTTCAGTAGCTACCTTTTCCATACTTAGATTACCTTGAAGAGATAATCTAATTATATCCTTTATATCACCAAAAGTTAAATTGTTGTCATCAAATGGGTGGGACATATGTCCAGCAGCCCCACCGCAAGTGAGTAATTGCTTGATATTACGGGGTCCAATTGGATGATTGGATGATTCTATATCAAAAATTAATTCTCGTAATGATATTGATGATTTAGTTCCCTTACTCTCATTCAATCGACCATGCATGATTTCAAAGTTTGAATAATGAGAAATTATTTCGACTGGAATATTTCTTCTAAATCCTTCTGATATTGAAAATTTGTGGTCCAAATGATAATCTCTACTCCGCTTTTTAGCATTTGGTATTTCTTTGAAGTATGTTTGATAATTTTCATTTGAAAGTCTTCTAACCAATTCTTGATATCTTTCAAATTCATCACGTTCATCACCCCGTTTACTACCTCTAACTTCAGCTATTTTATCTTGCGTTTTACTATTACCAAAACCATATTTCTTACCAGTCACCGATCGTTTTTCTCTCAATAATGGGTCTTTTTCATATGCCTTTCGAACACCATCCGATACCTTTTTTCTGTTTTCAGAAGAATGCATCGCATTATTTTCAGACATTTTTTTCTTAGTTTCATCGCTTGCGATTCTGCCAGTAGAACCAATTCTTTGGGTTTCTCGGTATTCAGCTGTGGTTACACTTTTTTTATGTGTTTCCCTAACAATGGGATTAGCCATCGGATTTTTATTACCTGTGTTTTTAGCGGAGTCTAATATAAGTGGTGCATTTGGGTATTTATCTTTATATTCCGGCATAGTCATACCATTATGACTATATTTTAAATGTCTGTATTGAATTTGTTTCATCATACACCCACACACCATACATTGAACTTTACCAACATCCTCATCTGGAGTCTCTACTAAAAGACCCTCACCTAATAAACCATCTAATTCTGTGTTTGGTTCATCCACATTTACAGAGTATTCAGCTCCTAAATAATCCAGAAATTGCATACCAACTGAAGTTGCTATATTTTGAATGTAGTTTCTCCAAACTTTATATGCCGCCTTTGTAGATAAGTTATCTTGGTTAAT